CTACTTCTTAGTCACTACCACCCACCGCTTAATACCGCATTTGAAGTGAAAGTCTACGACCCTTTTCGGATATATGACGCCTTTGTCGATGACCTCCCGAAAAATATCCCCATCAAAAGGATCTTCCGGCTTCATCTCTTCCAAGAGCTCGTATAGCCGATTCAGGTGACTCTCCAAGTACTCTTTTTCCTGAAGACTTTCGTTATAACTGTCTCGCTCCTGTTCCAAGATTTCCTGTTCGTAGATTAAATGCCGCAGTGTCGCATCATAAATGCTATTCTGATTACCGCTCGATTTTCCGGCCAGTTCACTGATGCGATCGGCCACAATCCCTAATTGTTCATTGAGCTCATCCAACCGCTTCTGTTCATCCTTGGATAACGCTACGTCGGCAATCGCTTCTTGCACCTCCTCGTAAACCTGGGCTTTGTTTTGTTTCAAATCCTGTAAGATAGCGATAAAGCTGTTCTCCATCCGTTCTTCCCACACATATTGATTTCCGCAATATTCCTCATGTTCACGTTGACCGCTCGAGGAGCGACAGTGAAAGGCCGTGAAGAGGGTTCTTTCCTTGTTTACCGTCGTACTCAGTCGGCGGCGATGTGCTGGCAATCCACACTTCCCACAGAATAAATAATTTGAGAACGGGCTTTTGTTACTGTAGGATTGCCGATATTTTCGTTCAGGATCGTGTCGAAGCATCGAACGCCGCTTCATTTCCTGTTGGACTCTCTCAAAGGTATCCGAATCAATAATAGGCGGATTCGTATTTTTTACAAAATACTGGGTTTCAAGGTTATCATTGCGGACGCGTTTGTGGGTTAAATAATCCACCGTGACTCGCTTCCCAGTTAGAGTATTGCCTTGGTACTTCTCTTGGCGTAAGATATCGTAGACCGCATTGCTCGTCCAATGTTTATTCCCTCTCGCCGTTTCAATCCCGTCACGTTCAAGATCCTTCGCAATTTGAGGCGTCCCCTTTCCTTTCAAATAATCGTCGAAGATGCGCCGGACCACAACCGCCTGTTCTTCATCAATGATAATGTTGCCGTCTTTATCCTTATCATAGCCAAGGAAATAGGTGGTGGGAAAGTGCACAATCCCTTGTTGGAATCGTTTCTGTACGCCCCATTTGGTGTTTTCACTCACGTTTCGGCTCTCTTCCTGGGCCATCGAGGAGAGAATGGTCAGGAAGAGCTCTGAACGGGAATCCAAGGTATCCAACTGCTCTTTTTCAAAAAACACGCCTACGGGAGGATTCAAACTTTTGAGATGGCGGATTCTGGAAATACAATCCAGGGTGTTGCGTGCGAAGCGGCTGATACTCTTTGTGATGATATAATCACACAATCCATTCTCACAATCCTCAATCATTTGGTTAAATGCCGTACGCTTCGCCGTAGATGTTCCAGTAATCCCCTCATCCGCATACACTTGAACCAGTTCCCAGTCAGGGTTCTTATTCACATAATCCGTGTAATGCGCCACTTGGATCTCGTAGCTGTTAGACTGCATCTCTGAAGCGGTCGATACGCGGGCATACACAGCGATCCGCTTCTTCTTGCCTTCTTCATGATCTTTAAACCGGTTTGTTTTCTGTGTAGCTGGAATAATGCGTACTCTCGATTTCCCATCACTCATTCCACTTCACTCCATTCTGTAGATCAATCTCTGTATTAATCCCGTCAAACCAGACAATTCGAAAGGACATAGGCGACAAGATTTCGATCCTTGTCACCCATGCCCTTAGAAATGCTGTATGGTTCCAATGTTCATAGAAGCGATCGTTTGGTTCCATCATCCCTTTCAATGTCTCTAATACGTTAATGGCCTGCTCGCGATAGACATGATCCGCTTCCAAATAACTCCGCCACACCTCTTTTTGTTTCAGCTTTTGTTCAATCTCCTCTCGCATCTGTTTTCGTTCATCAAGCTGCTCTTGATAATTCGGCTTGCCAATCAAATCCGTATCGAATAACACTAGGCTTTCATCCAACAGCGCGCGTTCCAGATTCAGTCGCAGCTGATTATATTCTACATCGCGAGCCGAGATCGCTCTGGATAGTTCTTTTGCCATTTTCCCAAGGGGATATGTCCCTTTTTCAGAGCGGAACCTTGCCATCATCGCCTCTTTCATCACCTTCTTGATCAAACTTTCCTCAATGCTGGTTTGCTTGCATAGCGCTTTGCTTTTGATCTGATTTTCACATCGCCAGCGCACTTTATTCCGACATTCATACCGGTGCAAAGTTCCGCCGCAGTGACAGGTCATTCGACTGGATAAAGGGTACCTGACAATCTCTCTTCTCTCATTAGGCTTTTTACGCTTATCGAGGACCGCCTGCACGGTATCAAATAATTCTTTTTCAATTATCGGTTCGTGATGCCCTCGCAGCACAATTTTCTCCCGCTCTCCCCGGTTCACTTTCCGTTGGTGAGTTAAATAGGAATCAACATAATACTTTTGGCAAATGACGTCTCCGGTGTAATCCCGGTTCCGGAGAATCAGCCTTATGGTTGTGGCTGACCAGTCTGTTCTGCCATTGATTTTCTTGAACTTTCGCATGATGAACTGCCTTGCAATTTGAGCGGCTGTATATCCTTTTGCGGCTTGTTCATAGGCCAGTCTTACAAGTCTCGCTTCATGCTCTATGACCTCCCAGTTGCCATCCTCCCCTTTTCGATAGCCGAGTTTCCGTCGGTAAGGTGCTTTCCCTTGTTCGAACTGCCTCTTAATCGCCCATGTGATGTTATCCGAGGTACTTCGGCTTTCTTCCTGGGCCGTTGCTGCAAGGAGTGTTAGGATAAACTCGCTTGTCATATCAGCGGTGTCGATCCCTTCTTTATCGAAGACGAGCCGCACCCCCAGTTCCTTGAATGCTCGGATCGCATCAATCGTGTCCGTTACGTTTCTGGCAAAGCGGGAAACCGACTTACAAAGAATCAAGTCCAGTTCCCCGTCCCTTGCCATACGCATCATGCGATTGAAGGCAGGGCGTTTGACCGTCGAGGTGCCTGACTTCCCCTGATCAATGAACAAGTCTACCATCCGCCATTCGGGGTTGGATCGGATCAATTGTGTGTAGTGCTGCTTCTGATTATCCAAGGACCCTTCCTGTTCATCCGATAAACTGCTTACGCGAATGTAGGCAGCTGTTCGAATCTTTGCAGGCTCTTTCGGTGTGTCCGGTACAAGCGGATCCATTCGCTGTACCCGTTTTTCTACCGATAATGTATCCATAATCGTAACGCCTCCTTTTTATGCTTAACCGACCCTCACGACCCCTTCCGTATTCAATCGTCTAATCAAAAGAAAAGGCGCAACCGTGCGGTTCGGTCATGCTATTCATCACTTATCCCGGCACATTTATCAAGTCATAACAGGGATAAATAGCATGCTAAATAAGCACCTGAACAAGAGCCAAATCTCTCCGTTCAGGTGCTCATTAACTGCCTCAGTCCTTCCGAATAAACCCGTCAAATCCTGCTTCCTTCACCTTGCGTAGAAAAGCTTCCGCATTTCGTTTCTCTGAAAATGCGCCGACCTGCACGCGGTACAACTTGTCGGTAGTTGGCTGTGTTGGTGCTTTTTGTTCTGGCGGTTCACCAAGCTTGGCCGGATCCACATGCTCGATCAGATCCCGGTCAATCCACGTGAGGATCCCCGTTGTATCCCGACCATTTCGCTTGTCCACCTTCCGGCCAAGCAACACACACGTCTTGCCGCCTTTCACATACGGTCGTCCTTGCGACTGGACCTGTGTGATCTTATGATACGAATCCGTCTTCACCCAACCGGGGATGGTTGGCCCTCCCGGATAATAACGGCTCGCACTGGCTTTGATCTCCACCACGTCACCCACTTCAAACGTTGATCGATTCACGGTACTCCCTCCTCCTCGTAACGCCCGACCAACTGCACTGCGAAAGCTGGCAATCGACTCGCCATGTTTCGGGAACCAGTGGCCGACGTCCGCATGGTTGCTGGCAATCCCTCGGCGGTTACCTTCCGTGTGATCGATGATGTCCTTTTCTGTTAATCCGTACTGCTTACAAAGCATCACCGAGAGATCCACGGCGTTTTGCCATGCCCTGCGAAAGTACGGGGCCTGTGCGGAGACGTTATAGCCCTGCATCTGAAAGCCGTTTCGGTATGAGAAACCACCCGGTTCACAAATTTCAATCCCGATATGCGTATTGTTCGCATCCCCGCCTGCATGCCAACCCCGATGATTCCAAGGCAGGTACTGCCACACTTCTGTGTCATCAAGGAAGGCATGCACGCAGACCTGTCGGCCGATCTCTCCCGCTCGAAAGGACTTGTTCCAGCGGTTAAACCAATCCCCTGCCATCACCCCCGGTGTCGCTGTCGAGTGAATCATGATGCCTTTCGGGGTGATTTTTCGTCCTGCCTGATAACAATCATTTCGTGTCATGAATCTGGTGTTCAGTTTCATTGTCATCTGTCCCCTTTCCGTTTAGTTGTGCTAAGACTTTCTTCAACTTGTCCGGGACCGGTAAGCCGATATGCCCCGCGTTTTCAATGATCGAGATGCCCTCATTCGCGATATAAAAAAAGATGACCGCTGTGCGCACTGCGCTGCCGTCACCGATCACCAAACTATCCACCATGTGCGCGATCCCCACCATGAAGAAGATCATCACTTTCTTAAAAATGCCTTTGTACCCGACCTGACTGGCGAGGTTCCGGTAAACAATCGCCGCCATGACCCCGCTCAAGTAATCAATGATGACAAAGACTAAAAGGGCGTACAAAAAACCGTCTACCCCACCTAACAACCAACCGACCCAGCCGCCAACAGCGATTAGACCGACCTGTGCGAAATGCCATAATTCTCGTGCCATGTTTTATTCTCCTCTCTAGCCATGTAAAGCCTGATACACATAGCCGTTTCCTTTAATGTAAAAGCCGTGCCCTGGGACATAGATTGCACCGCCGAACGTTTCGTATTGTTGCGTCGTTAAACCAGGCTGAGGCACCGCTTCCCAGTACAACCCATCATCCGAGAGATGCATCGTTCCTTCATTGAAAAGGACGTATTTGCCCCAGCTCGCCATCCACAAGATGTTTTGCGGGTTCGGGATGCGGTTATCCGCAAGAGGCCCGATATGCTCGAGGTTTGTCTCCGTAATCTGGGACACGTTATCACTCACCACGCAGAGGGTCACAACGTAGTCATCATTGTTCGGCCTACGCCACCGCATCACAAACAGCCGGTTATGCACAGACGTGATGAACATATACCGCGAGTCGTGGCTGTCTTCTGAAATCCCGATTGCCCAAAACCCCGGCGTGTTTGTCATCGCCGTCCAGAGCTCCCGATCCCCGCTCTCAACACCGACGTATCGTCCCTTGTGATGGGTCACATATCGCAACACAGGCGCTGATGTGATAAGCGGCCACTCGGTCCTCTCCGTCAGATCATCGTTGGTATGGTAAACCGGCTTGGCGGAACTCCACCACGTCACGATCCCGGCATTCGTCGTCACGTCATACGCCCCACCGACCATCGCATTACTGGCATCGGTACAGTAGCCGGCATTGTGCCATGTGATCCCGTCAAAGGAAGCGATGATGTTCCCAAAACCGGTGATCTTCGCTAGAAACACGCCATCCGCCGCATGCAGGATCTCCGGTTCTCCGTGATTCCACCACGTGACAGGCGATAACGTCCATTCACCGGTACTGTGATTGAAGTACGACATGTTTGGATTTTTCGCGTAGTAGACCGCGATCTGAGCGTTCCCATTGTCATGGACACTGATGCGAGTCTCGCCACCGGTGCTACTGTAGCCAAAGTAACTACGGTACCGCTTTGTCCAACCGAGGACCGGAATACTCATCTCCATCTCACCCTTGCCGCCAAACGCCGTCCAGATGGCTAACGGGTTGTTAAAGCCAGCGTGATACGTCATGCGCCTCCCTCCACTCTCTCGATACTTGAAATGCGGCCACTGCCATCGCTCGTGTAATTGTAAACCGCAGTTGTGCCATCAACGTAAGTGATATCAAAACTCGTGGAACCAACATCCAAAATAGACACTTCCTTTAACAACAACTCAGAAAACACTTCATCCAGTTGAATGCTTGTGATCTTACCGGAACCGTCTGTCGTGTAATCATAGTTCGCGCTGAACTGGTGCGTACTGCCTTTCTCCACTTCATAGGTGACTTGGATTTGATCGGCCGTGACCGTTAAGTTCTTCACGATGGTGTAGGAGATGTGCAGGTCATCCAGTTGATGCTGGATCCCGCCGATGGAGCTATCCACCTTCTCGATTGATTCATCCACCGACGAACGGAACTCCTCCATGTACCGATCCAATGTATAAAGCGGTTCGCCCAGTTCCACCTTCGTGTTGATGCCCTTGAGGAGATCACGCGCCACTTTGATGACTTTGATCTTGAAATCAATACCTAACAGGTCATGACTCACTGTGACCGTATCCCCGACGTTCACCTGTAGTAATTGTCCGAAGCCTTGGTATGCTTTGGCTTCATCCAACTGAACCAAGTCCACGTCATAATGGACACCCAAAGAGGCATGCTCCTGCAGGTAGGCATAGGCTTGATCGCGGAGTGTCGTTTCATGTTCTGCCTCCTGAAAGCTCACCTTTTTCACCATCTTGAAATCCGGATATTGGGCGCTGTCCCACTGCGCATTCGTTAAGACCTTCTCCGGCAGCGTCAGGCGATTCGCACCGACAGGGTAAATGGCCGTCAAAACCTTATCTGTCTGGATCCGCTCTTTGATCCCGGCGATGTTCTTGCCGTACCGGATCGTCACGCCCTGATCATTTGGGACCGCTTCTTTTAAACTGATGTTGAAGTTATCCCGATACAACTCTCCCCGCCAGCGGTTGATCACTAAAAATAAAGCATCGGCCACACTTCGTTCTCGGACGTATTGGCTGTGTGTAGCGGTCATGGTGCTCGTCACGCTGAACGGTTGAGGTCCGTCGTATTCAGCCATGATCGCATTCACAGCACCTTGCCCCGTCACGTCCTCCATCACCAGCTCTTCAATGAAGGCGTAACTGAGATCATAAAAGATGTGCCGGGCATTCACTTGAAGCAGGTGCCCGCGACTGTCTTTCTCGACGTGATAAATGCGAAACAGCTGGCCTGCCGCTTTGATCACCTGAAACGGTTCAATGAGCTTGGCCTTTCGTTTCGATAACGGATAGGTCAATGAAAGTTCATAGGATCCATTCAACTTTTCTTCCACGATGCAGCTCTGGCATTCATGTAAGACGGCGATGCCGTTCGACGTAAAGGATGCCTCCTTCTTACCATAGAGGATGATCATCACAACCACCGCCAGTTCGACACAATGTCCACCTGTGATACACTGCCGGACCAGCTGATGGTATTCGCCCCTGGCATGAGGATCGGAAACGGTCCCGTCATCTTCTCGTTCTCATTTTGAATCGCCTCGTTGTAACACTCCTGCAGGTCGCTGTTCAAGATGATCTTGTCCTCTACATTGATAAGCGTTGTACTTTGACCATTGACGGTAAGATCAATCGAGCCACCGCCAACAATTGTGATGATCGGGGCACTTGCCACCGTTCCAGGGTTTTGAATCGTTTGACCGCTGGACGTATAAATGAGGGTGCTCGGAACCGTCTCCACCTTAAACGGCCGACAGTGAAACAGGACCGGAAACGTCCCGGCTTGCCGGAGGTGCGTCGTAAAATCAATCGCGTTCACGACCTGGGCCTGATACGCCTTGTCCGGTTCATAGCTGAACACTAGATCCGCTTCACCAGCTCCAAAGAGCCATGCTTTGATGGCATCGACCTGCTCATATAAGGGGCCTGTTCGCTTGGAAAGGTTACACTCCACCATAATCGTGATGTCCTCATACGTCTCTTCGTCATGCCTGACACTTGAATGGCGACCGGGAATATCCATGAACGTCACCCGCCGCTTCGGGGACGGGATCATTGGCCGCTTCGCCACGACCACACCGAAATCATCAAAGCTCTTCTTGCCATCAAAGGTGAATTGCATCATCATCCCCGCCCCCTTCCTTGTGTCATGCGCTGCCGGTAAAATTCGAGTTCATATGCCAGCTGTTCAATGTCTTTATCCGAGTTGTTCACGAACTGCTCGATGGAAATGGACAATCCTTGATTGCTCTGACTTTCACCGTTCATCATGCGACTCGTTTCCACATCGTTATGGATCCGCGATCCTCTAGGTAACTCCACCAGCTCCGGACCCAGTTCCCCGACCATTGTCATCCCGCCGGGGAAGAAGCTCGTGCCACTGAAGTTCTTCGCCACCGAACCGCCACTACTGAAGATGTTTCGTACCCGCTCGGTAATACTGAACACTTTTTCTTTCACGGAGGTATTGTTCCATTCACGAACCCGGTTGATCCCGTCGCGGATCGATTCATTAATCCGATTGAACGCATTCGACACATGTGAACGGATGTTGGAGAAGTTCCCTCCCGTCATCGTATCCATCTGTCCTAAAGCATTCCGCCACGTGGACTTGTAGCGTTCGGTGTAGCTGCCAATGACGCCACGAATCCCGCCACCATGGCGATCAATACTGCTTTGCATGTCAGACCAAGAAGATGACGTATTGGAACGGAGTTCACCCCATGTTGAAGAGGTACGATCCCGGACACTTTGCCACGAGGTACCGACCCGCTCCCTGATATTGGCGAGCGATTCTGTCGTATTCGACCACATGGACCCCCAGGATTCGGATAGGTTCTCACGAATCCCGGCCCAGCGTTCACGGGTGTTTTCCTGCAAATTCGACCAGCCCGTGCTCATGTGATCCTGCATACTCGAGAGGGATTCCGAGGTTCGTTCCCCGATATCCGACCAACGCTCTCGGATGTTCTCCGTCATGTTGCCCCAGGCTTCACTTGTTCGCTCACGCAGATTCGACCAGCGTTCACTGACGGCTTGCCCGAGTTCACCCGCCTTCTCTTTGACCGTATCCCAGTTCCGCCATAGCGCCACACCGACGGCCGTGATCCCGACAATTGCGGCCACGGCAATGCCAATCGGGCCCGTCAAAGCCGTAAACGCCGCGGCGAGCATCCCTTTCACCGCCACTAGACCACCTGTCGCTGTGGCAGCCCCGCCAACCGCCGCCGTCTTCCCAGCCATAGCGAGGGAGAACTTTGAAAAGAGTGAAATGAGCGTGCCGACGGTACCAACCATCTTGCCGCCGATCAGTAACACCGGACCTAACGCCGCAGCCAATGCGGCCACCTTCACAATCGCTTCCTGCGTGCCAGGATTCAGGTTCGAAAACCACTCCACAGCGCGCTGAAGGTAGTCCACCATCGTGCGCAAATGCGGGACGAGAATCTCAAAGATCTCAATGGCCACACCTTCTAACTGCGACTTTAAAATGGTGAGCTGCCCTTGCAAGTTATCCTGCATCACTTCGGCCATTTCACCTGCGGCACCGTTATAGTCCCGCGTCGCATCGGTAAGACTCTGGTAATCATCCTCGGTGGCATTGATGATCGCGAGCATCCCACTCATCGCTTCCCGGCCAAAGATCGTCGATGCGTATTGCGCCTGTTGTTCTTCCGTCAGACCACCGAACGAGGATCGTAACTGACCAATGACCTCATCAAACGGCAACATGTTTCCCTGCGCGTCCGTCATCTGAATGCCGAGGTCTTCAATCAGGGCGGCCGCATCTCCAGTTGGATTCGTGAGCCGTGTGATCGCGCCACGAAGGGACGTACCGGCCTGGCTACCCTTAATCCCGGCATTTGCCATGAGCCCAAGGGCCAGAGCCGCATCCTCCGATGAATAGCCCAACGAGCCAAACAGCGGCGCTACGTACTTGAACGACTCCCCGAGCATGCCGACGTTCGTATTCGCATTACTCGACGCACTGGCTAAGAGATCGGCAAAGTCTACTGCTTCACTGGCTTCCATCCCAAAAGCGGTGAGGGCATCCGTCACAATATCTGAAACCGAGGCCAGGCTCTCACCACTGGCTGAGGCAAGCATCATCACCCCGTCCAAACCACCCATGATCTGCGAGGTGTCCCAACCGGCCATCGCCATGTAGTTCATCGCTTCCGCCGATTCGGTGGCACTGAACTTGGTGGAGGAACCCATCTCCTTCGCTTTATCTGCGAGTTTGTCCAGTTCGTCACCGGAGGCTCCCGAAATCGCCTGCACCTGACTCATCCCCGCTTCAAAGTCCGAGCCGATCTTCACCGCCGCCGCCCCAATCCCGACAATCGGCAATGTGACCTTTTTGGTGAGGTCCTGTCCGATGGTCTCCATCCGCTTCCCGACGTCTTGCATCTTTTGCCCGATTGGCTCGAGCGTCTGACCGAGTTCATACCAGCTCGACGATTGGATCTCGATCTCCCGGTTGATGTTCGCAAGCTCTTGGTCCATGCCCTCTAATGCGGCTTGGGCATTGTTCAGCTTGATCTCTAAGTCTCCTGTGGCCTTGGCATCGGCCCCTTTGGTTTCCACGGAGCGTTCGTGAGCGGCTTTCAAGGCTTCGACTTTTTGGCGCTGGAGCTCTTTTTGCTTCGTTAACGAGTCCGACTTCACTTTCAACTGATCCAGCCCGGATCCGTGCTTGCCCATCTGGGAGGAGGCGAACTTAAACTCCGACTGGACCTTGCGCATTTCCTGGTTCAACTTCCCGATCCCGTTTTGGAAGCCGGTGCTATCGAGCCCCACTTTCACATGTAACTGGCCAACGTCTGCCATCCGCTCACCTCCCTGAAACCAAAATAAAAACACCCGTGTCAGGTGTTACAGCACATCGTCGATATACGTTTGTTGGGTCTTTGCTTTGACCTTGAGTAAATGGAGATAGTAGAATACGTCCATTTCATCAATGTCTGAAAGCTTCCACCCTTGTTCGAGCAAGGACAAGTAGAGCTGATCGATGAATTGCCTCGGGGTCATCGGCGCCCCCGCTATGCGTTTTTTTCATCACCTGTCGTCGCGTCACTCATATCCCCTACCACTTCATTGATGCAGGCGATGAGCGTGGGGATCAGGTCCTTCGACGCCAGTCCGTCATAGACGTCATCGATCGTGAACTGATGATGAAAGAGCTCGACCAAGTAGCCGACCATCGTATCCAAGTCGTCCACGCTCATGTTGTCGAAGTCCATCGTCTGCGTGATCTCAATCGTACGCCTGAGCATCCGCGCACTCACCATCCCGTTTTGAAACGTGCGCGGTGCCTGATTGATCGTTAATGTTACATGCATGTCTTATGCTCCTCCTTTTTATACACCCGTATCTTCAATCGTTGTGTCGCCTGGTACGTGTTCAAACCACGTTTCTTCCCCAGAAAAGCCGTCCCCGTCTTCATCCGCCGTTTGTTTCCACTGGCTATCCTTCGCCCGTGGCATGAACGTGAACTTGAGCTTTGGCGTCTTATGCTCGATGCTGTCGGATTTGGTGGCATAGTCTTCCGCCATCGGTTCCGCGACACCTTTTAACAGCCAGACGTAGCGGTATTTGCCGTTGGACTTAATACTCTTAAATCCAAGTGCCACGTGCGGGGCGATGTCCGTGGCCTTTTCAATCAATACCCCGTCTTTAATCGTATGCCCGCCAATTTTCGCGCGGGTACTTAACGCCAATTCCGCTGTTTCAATCTCTACGTCGATCTTTCCGAGTGCCGACACCGATTCCCAAAGCTGATCATCGGCATAGAGCTCCTGTGTATTCACCGTCGGGTTGATGGTCGCGTTAATTCCGCCGATCATCTTCTCCGGCAGTTCATACTCCAGGGCATCTTTCGTGTCCTCCACTAAAATCGCCACATGTAAATCCTTTAATCCTACTTGTGCCATGAAGCTCCCTCCTCTTCAAATGCGTATCGTAAACTTTTGTGGTACATCTTCACGTCTTGTTCGTACTGATCATAGCCGGTTAAAAAGCGAAATCCGGCCGCTTCCATCTTCGTTTGAATCAACGCGTCCAAGTCCAGGTAGTCACCGTTGGACCACAAATCCACCTGTATATAATGAACGGACAACCCAATCGCATCATCCTGGTGCAGGCTGGGCTGTTCCATGTATTGAAAGAATGTTACATACGTCTTCGCGTTTCCCTGATAGGTTTGAAAAGATACAGGTACGCCTATATCTTGAAGGGCTGTTTTCACCCGTTCATGAATCCTCATAGTCGCATCCCCTTTCGCATCTCAAGTAGGATGGTGGTGATGACGTTGCCTTTCACCTGTTCATAGCCCCGGCTCATAAAGGGTGTTGGACGCATCTTCACGGTCCCGAACTCGACAAAGGAGCCGTACCAGCCGGTCTTATCCGGACCGACGAGGACATGTTTCATCCCGTCTTTCGTTTTCACATTTGAGACTTGGATACTCCGTTTCAAGGTTCCACTATCTTCGGGTGTCTCCTTTTGAATCGCTTCCTGGACCATCTTGCCGGCTTCAAGCAGCGCCTTGTTCTCAATGCGACGACCTTTTTGGCCCATCGCATCCAGGTTCCGAAGCACCTCATCCATGCCCGTCATTTCCACTTTCATCGGCGTCCACCTCCAATGCCTTCAATTCCATGAACCGGTTTTTGTACTGTTTCTGATCGATCCCCGTAAGGCGATACACCTTCTCCAGGAAACGGATCCTAAGTGATTCATCCACATCCGGATGATAACGGATCGTAAACAGGACGGTGTGCTGCATCTGTACACGGGAAGCGGAAAAGAAATCCCGTGCCGTTAAGTTCGCCACATGTGCCCACACCTCATCGACCTCTTGCCACGTAACGACCTCAAAGCCGTTCTCGTTCGTTTCGACATTTTTCGACATTAGGGTGATGCGATGCCTTAGATCGCCAATATCCATCCTCACCACCCCGCCTTCCGGTGGCCGCTTAAGAAGATCCGCATCATCCGCATTGTATCTTCAATGCCCCCACCTTCATCACGGAGGTAGTAATACGTCCCCTCGCGTTTTTCATACATGTTGGCAATCCCATACAAAATGGCCTGTTTGACCATCGCCGGTTCTTGCGCGATGTCCTCGATTTCATAGCGGAGAATCTCTTCGCATAGCTCTGTCGCGGCCTGAATCAAAAATGTGATGAGGGCATCTTCCTCATCACCGTCCACGCGTAAATAGGTCTTCACGTCTTCCAATGAGAGAACCATGCCCTCACCTCCTAGTCAGTCTTGATCAGTCCAGCCGCAGTTAATTGGGTAATTAATAAATTCAGGTCATCCCGTAAGCCTTCCACGGTCTCAGCCGTACTCGCTTCCTGATGAGCGGCAGGACCAAAGGGCACGTCATCGACGAGGATGCTTCCCTCACCTTCCACTTCGATCGTGCCGCCAATGATCAGGCGCTCACCGCCCTGGACCTGATAGTTCTTCACGTTCGCCATCTGTCTTCACCTAGCCTTTCTGCTTTAAGAGTTTAATTGCTTCCGGGAGAATGAGCTTGCCGTCGACCCGCTGCGTGGCACGGAAACCGACTTGGCCCGTCACCGCATACAGCTCGTTCAACCGTTGAAAGGAACGGCCTTGACGGTCGGCGACCCAGTAGTACCCAAAGTCGCCAAAGGCCATCGACTTAGCCCCGCTCTCAGCGATCGGCACATACGCGGACGTTTTCACCGGACGGTTCAAGATCGTGTCCGGCTGTCCGGCCTGAATCGACGGTTGCCAGAGATACTGCCCATTCCCGTCCTTCAACTTGCGGATCAACTTCACGGTGGAGTCGTTCGTCACAAACGCCGCCTTTTTACGGTACGGCGAACGAAGGGAATAAAACAGATCCATGATCTCATCGACGGTAATTGCTGTGGCCGAAGCTGCGGTCACACCCACTTGTCCACCACCAGTCTCATTGAAAATGCCCGTCGGTTTGCCAGTGCCATCTCCTGTGAAGAACGCTTCTTCTTCCTTGGCCCCAATCCGACGGGCGAACTCTTTCGCAATATACGATTCCAGATTAAACACGTTGTCATGCAGGAGCTCTTCGGAGACCTTGATCATCGTCGCCACTTTATACGCCCCGATCGACACCTGACCGAACGCATCATCGGACTCCGGAATCGCGCCTTCTTCATCCACCCATGACGCTGTGCCTTTGGATGCGACGACTGGAATTTTCCGATCACCTGAGGATGTGGTGATCACCTTCGCCATGGACCGGAAAATGTTCTCTTCTTCGAGGGCTTCGATTAACGTCCGTTCAAACTCATCCGGCGCCAAGTAGCCACCTTCGGAGTCCGTGCCAATCTTGAGGGCGTTTTGCACCTCGTAGCCGCCCTGCTTTCGCATCGCTCGCCAAAAGGACTGACGGTACTCATCACTTGCCCGACCCGTCTTGTCCCGATCAGCCCCTTGCGGTTTCGTCGTCATCGGTTCATTGATCGGCTTGGACAACTCCCGCTCCATGGCCTCATACCGCTCTATCCGCTCGATATCTTTTCCTAGGTCGGTGATCTCCTGTTCCATCCGCTCGTACACCTCTTTATGTTCGGCGGACAACCGACCTTCCTTCGTCTTGTTTTCATCGAGATACGCCTTTGCCTTCTCCCACGTCTTCGCTCGTTCTTCTCGTAATGCCATTGCTTGATTCATGTGAATCCCTCCATCTTTTTGGTTTATTGCAATAGTCTTAATCGGTCATACAATGCTTGCACATCAGTATCGTTATCAGGTGGTGCACTCGGAAACTGCTTCAAGAATGTATTGACCACCGCACTTTGGTTATAGAGCATGGACACCGCAGGCTCCGGGCTCTCTTCACCGGTGAATAAGACCTCATCGGCGAATCCTAGCTCCACGGCCTTTTTCGCATTGAACCAGCTCTCGTCATCCATCAGTTTCGCAAGCCGGGTACGAGGCAGTTCCGTCCGCAGCTCATACGCGTTCATGATGCTCTCTTTCACTTCCCGAAGCATCTCCATCGCCCGCTTCATCTCCGAAGAATCCCCAATCGCCATTGTCATCGGGTTATGGATCATCATCATACTCACCGGTGACATCAACACCTTCGTGCCCGCCATGGCAATGACCGAAGCGGCACTCGCCGCAACGCCGTCAATCTTCACCGTCACCTGGCCTGGGTATTCCATCAGCATGTTGTAAATCTGGCTCGCAGCGAAGACATCACCACCCGGTGAATTGATCCACACGGTAATGTCGCCTTTGTCTGCCATCAAATCTTCCTTAAACGCAGCGGGTGTCACTTCATCCCCAAACCACGTTTCTTCGGCAATCACCCCGTCTAAGTGCAAGGTACGCCCGTCTTCACGGTTTTCCCAATTCCAAAAGGTTCTCACGTGTTTTCCTCCTCTCGTTCTTGTTTGTCCTCGTACTGACCTGTCCACGCACCAGCCTTCGCCATGTCGACAAAGTTGCCGTTCACGAGGTACTTGGATCCACCCTCATCATCCGGAATGCGGTTCATCTCTTCGAGCTCCCGGATATCGTTGGCGGACATCACCCCGTTTTGACGCATGATCTGATAGAACTGTGCGCGGGATCCAGCGTCCCCACGAAGACGACCATTCAAATTGAACTTGATCAGGTACTGTTTCTTCTCGTCCGGGGACAAGAGGGCCCGCTTCATCGCCTGTTCGAGCCGCGACACCCACGGCATGATCGTGTTGTCAATGAAGCTGATCGACTGGTGCTCAATGTTACTGAACGTCGCCCGATCGAGATTCCCGACGAGGTGCGGCGGGACTCGGAAGATCCGACAGATCTCTTCGGTTTGGTACTTCCTTGTTTCAAGGAACTGCGCCTGATCCGGCGGGATTCCGATGCTTTGAAAGGTCATGCCTTCCTCCAATACCGCCACCCGATGCGCATTACTGGATCCTTGGTAGACGCTGTTCCAACTCTCGCGAATCTTGCGTGGATCTTTCACCACGCCCGGATGTTGCAAGACGCCACCTGGGTTCGCCCCATTGGAGAAGAACTTCGCCCCGTATTCCTCAGTGGCAATCGCCATCCCGATCGCATTCTTCGCCATGGCCACCGGCGAGTACCCGACAAGGCCATCAAAGCCGAGCCCCGGTATGTGAAGCACCTCTTCCGGTTTCAGCAATACGGAACCGGTGTCTTTTCGGTACTCATAAAAGAGCTGGCCTTTCGCGTTCCGGTCTACGGTCATCCGATCCGGTAAAAGGGGATACAACGCCAATACCTGCCCACGGCCATCCCGGATGACTTGTGCGTAGGCGTTTCCCCACAAAAGCAGGTGACTGACCATTGTTTCTCGGAACACGAACGAGGTCATCTCCGGGTTCGGTTCATCGTGCAGCATAAAATACAGCGGATGATCGAAGGCTTTGTCTTTGCCGTTGTCGGTGTGCGTATACACATGCAGCGGCAGGCTGGCGATGGTTTCTGCCAGGACCCGCACGCAGGCATACACGGCGGTCGTCTGCATCGCCGTTGTTTCATTGACACTCTTGCCACTGGAGCTCCCGCCAAAGAAGAAGCTGTACGTACTGCCAAACAAGCTGTTCTTCGGGCTCGCTCTTGACGGAAACAACTTGTTTAAGAACGGAATATTCATAGCAACCTCCTGATTTTCGGCATAAAAAAAGCACCTCCGTTTGGGGAGATGCTGGATTAAGCAGTTCACAATTGACCCTTCTATCTCTATCTCTTACACTGAAATCATCTCATTAAAAGAAAGGTCGTGGATAACATGGTCATTACAGCACTTATGCCTGTATCCGGAATTGTAGCCAGTTGGCCGGAAACGAAACCCGTCATCCTTCATTTTGGAATCCCTCACGAATCAAATAAAGCTTTGCAGGAACACACCTCCGGGGAAGATTTGGCTCAACTAATCTCGGAATTGAATGAGGTCATTGGCAGTTCGAATATCACATGTGTCAACGGCGGTTGACGTGTTCAATAAAGACGCAGTTTGCGTCTATTCCGATTTATAAAAAAAGAATCCCGCGATCCTCGTACACGCTTGCCTTGTCTTCGTTCCGAATCGCACGGTCCAAGGCCATGATGAGTGCGACTGCACCATCAATCCGCTCGGTACTCTTTTCCTTATCCGGTTTGATGTTACCGGCCGGATCCGTCTTCACAAAGATGTTGTCCATCATCCAGCGCAACACCGGATGGTTCCCATGCTGGATCTTCTCTTCAAGGGTCAGTTTCATCAACTCTTTCGACGGTGGACTCATATCCTTATAGCCCTGACCGAACGGGATGACGTTGAAGCCCATCCTTTCTAAGTTCTGGACCATCTGCACGGCACCCCAGCGGTCAAAAGCAATTTCTTTAATGTTGTACTTGGTGCCCAGTTCTTCTATGAACGTTTCAATAAAGCCGTAATGCACGACATTCCCTTCAGTTGTTTGGAGATGCCCTTGTTGTTCCCAAATGTCATACGGCACATGATCACGCCGGACGCGCTGCTTCAAGTTCTCATCCGGCACCCAAAAGTACGGAAGGACAATGTAATTCTCATCCTCTGTTCGCGGCGGGAACAGTAACACAAAGGCTGTCACGTCGGTCGTACTCGATAAGTCCAACCCGCCATAACAGACCCGTCCCTTCAGGCTTTCCGGATCCACGTCGGTGCCACACGCATCCCACTTCTCCATTGGCATCCAACGAGTAGATTGTTTCACCCATTGATTCAACCGCAGTTGTCGGAAGAGGTTCTCCTCCGCCGGGTTCTCACGGGCACTTTGAAAGGCGATCCGCACCTTTTCAATATCGATGGTGTGCCCGAGTGACGGGTTGGCTTTATACCAGTTGGCTTCATCCGCCCAATCATCGTCATCGGCGACGCCATAAATAGCGGAATAAAAACTCGGATCTACTTTCCTCCCTGCTTCTAAATCAATCGCTTTCTGGTGCACTTCATAACAGATGGAGTTCCGGTCATTACCTGCCGTCGTAATCAAAAAGAACAGCGGCTGGTTACGGGCATCCCCGGACCCCTTCGTCATAACGTCATACAAATCCCGGTTCGGCTGGGCATGCAGTTCATCAAACACCACGGCATGGACGTTCAGACCATGCTTCGTGAACGCTTCTGCAGAGAGCACTTGATAGAAACTGTTCGTCGGCTTATAGACGAGGCGCTTCATCGACATCACCGGTTTGATGTGTTTCCGTAAAGCAGGGGATTGTTCTACCATCTCCACGGCGACATCAAAGACAATGGAGGCCTGTTGGCGGTCAGAGGCACAGCCATAGACTTCCGCACCCCATTCGGCATCGCCACACGTCATGAGCAGTGCGATAGCCGCAGCCAGTTCACTGTTATGGGTCGGGACCATGGATCGTCCTGCTAGATAGAGCCTTGAAGGGCTGTCCACTTGAATACAGCGCATCGGTGTTGGCTCTGCTTTTTCAATCGCTGCGATATAATGAAAGTGCGATCGCGTCGTTGGATTCCTTTCACGAGAACGGTTCAGTTTCCGATCTAACGCCGACACATTTAGATCTTGAAAGGCCGTGAAACGGACCAAATAACACGTTTCTCCTGTCGGTACCCCGTTCCTCGTTGAAGGCGTCTCACCCAGGGTATTCTTGATCCCTAGTGACCCTAAAACATCTTGCACGTCCTTCGCCAGCTCTGGCAGAATCGTCACATAAATCGATTGCCCTTTCTCCGTACTCACACAACCATCCGAATCCATCAATCCTTGAAGGAGCCGTAAACGCTGTGCTTTGGATGCTCGCGTGAAGGCAGCTGGGATGCGCTTGTCTTTAAAATGCGAAACGAGCACCGGCTTTAACGCATGGTACACCAGGATGTCACTATTGCCTTCTTGCGGATAATGGTTATGGAGCGGATACGGTACTTCACGTTGAACCGCTTCGACATCATCCCGACGTACGGTAATCTCTGGTTTCGTGGCGCAACCGTTTCCGATCCAATAACCGAACAGGTACGGATCCACCGGCAACGATCTTTCAGGCAAAGAAAAAGCATCCACAACTGGGATGCGAAAGATGGCTCGATTTTTAGTTTTGACCTTTTGTTGCTTCTTGTACAGTTCTCCGGTTGTCAGAAGCTTCTCCCGTTGTCCGTTGTTCATCACCTGGACTTGCCAAAGATGCCGCTCACCAGCAACGATAGACTGCCCATCTCGAAACGTGATGCGATACGCCTGTTCCGTGTCATCGATCTCACTCCTTGCTACCACGTTACAAGGGTTGCCTTTCTCATCGATGACCTGATCCCCAACCTGCAACTCGACCATGGTTGACCACCCGTCCGGCGTTGGAATCGGGGTGTCCAATGCCAGCTGCTTGCCATTCTTTTTTGGGATTTCCACATAGGCGGTATTATATTGGCGATACCCATTCTCCTTCACCGTCCCAAACACGTCCCGAATGATCTGATCCTGCCACGGAAGGAGGTCAAAGGGAACGCCACGCCACTGGCCTTTCGTATGCTTTAAGCAGTTAATAAAGTTTACGGCGTGATCTGCTTTCGCCTTGTCATACATCTTTTCCGCCTCCTTTAAACAGCATCAGTTCCATCGGGTCACTGGATTCCATTGGCTTATCCGCGGTGATCCGGCTTCTTGAAGATGGCGTGAGTCCAAACTGTTCACAGAAGCGGTTCATGATTTTTAAATAACTTTGGGCGATGGACACCTGAGGGACCTGTTGCCAGTAACCCGATGGCGTCTTGACGATCGTCCCGTGCTTCGTGATGAATTCCTCTGCTTCCTTCCAACGGGCATACGCTTGGCAGTAGCCGGCAAAGGCTGCCATATCCACTTCCGTTAGAATCCCCAGCTGTTCGAGCTGCTTCACCATCCGGCGCCATTCCTTCTTCGCCTCAGGTTCTAACCATGACGGGCAGCGGGGCGCCTTCTTCTCCGGCTTCGGTTCATGCGGGTTTAGGTCCCGCTTCCCCGGATTCCCTTCCAGTGCTTTTAATGCCGTTGGCTTTGGTTTTCGTCCACGTTGCGTCATCGGGTCCACCTCCCTTCATCAAAAAGAGCCTGCCCTTTTGGACAGACTCGTTAGCAATTCTACCCCTCGTATTTCTCTCGCATCTCTTCAATCCAGTCATACAGTTCATCGTCCCGTGCAAGCAGGTCGCCGTGCCCGTTCCAAAATTCATCGAGCTCATCAATAGTATCAAGGAGCGATACAATGAAAGGCTTCGCTTCCGGTTCCCCGAAGACCCCTTCTTTCTCAAGCAGCGTTACGTATAGGCCGTAAAGCATCTGTTCAAAGGTTTCTCGTTCCATCTCACTCACCGCCCTTTCGGAAAGCTGCATTCCCTTCAACGTTGGCAAGGAGTGCCTTTCGTACATCCTTGTAATCAGGTCCGTTCATGCCCATACGAATGAGCCAGGTGCGCAGGCTGTATTTCGGGTTATCTTCTTGCGCCCGCTTCACCCGCACACGCTTTTGGGCAAGGACCGTCCGGTTAATGACGTCAGCTAGGTGAACCCAGGCATTCGCGTAGGCCGGATCCTCGATCGGCGTGTCCACCCGAACGGTGAGGGTGTCCTTGTCTTGGTCAATGGCGATCCTCGGGTACATTTCTTCGCCAAAGGCTCGGGTCCACTCGGTAAGTTGCGGGATGCTCTCAAGATCTTCCTGTTGAAATGCGTCCAGTGCTCCCTCGTTCAGGGGCACCGCTTCATGCTTGAAGGCCATGGCAATCAGGTGGCCTTTACTGGCAATCGTCGCAATCCAGTTTTTCAAGGTTTGCGGAGTATGGGCATCCAAAGGGAAGGTCACTTCAATGTAGTTCAGTTCGCCATTCGCCTCCAACTCAACCGCCGGTGCTTCCTGTTCTGCCGCTATTACCTCATCCATTGTGAGCGTCTCCCCTTCCTGGTTCGTGATGATCCCTTGCCGGTCAATGGTGTACGTGTCTTTCGTTGTCTCAATCTCGTAAGCAAATGTCGGGACGTTTAAGTAGCGCGGCTTGATTCCCAAAGTGTCTCCCAGCTTCTTAACCATGGCTTTTCGTTCCATTTCAATCGCCTCCTGTGCTTTTGGTAGTCTATCTATCACTCAGAAGACAGGTAATAGCAACACATTTCTCGGCACAGAACGAAAAAAGAGCAAGCCGAGAATGGGCTCACTCTGTATCAATCTCAATGGCAATATAACGGGGATAATCATAACCTTCACTGTTCACCAAGTACCGCTCGGGTCTTGTCTTGCAGCTTACGCGCATGCAGCGGATCCGTCCATGTTGATCCTCGCCACCATCGTACGGTGACACCCAGGACTGGTCAGCCAAGAAGTCCCCTTCGAAAGCGGCGAAGGCTGCCTCGTCCAGTTCCTCTTCCCTTTCAACAACATAGGATTGCGTCGGGTAGTTGGTTCGCCTCGCCTCTTCCGTCAGTTCCAACAGTTCCTGTTTATCCAGCACTTTCCGTCCAAACCATGCATCCATCCTGCATCCCTCATTTACCGGTATTCCTTGAAACGTGCTTCTCAAGGTATGACGTATCGTGCCATACACCTCGATGGATAGCAACTGAGTAAAGCAATAATTCACATGGTGAAAATTTTCATGTTCAAAATCATTTTTATAGTGTCTTTAGTTTTCACTTTTCAAATCTAAATAATTGTATTTATCATTGGTAATAATGGGTTTTGTATTATATACAAAATCAATAAAGTCAGTCCAATTTAAATATTTGGTTTCTTCTATAACTTGGTCAAGGATTTTTTTATCTTCTTCCTCTAAATATAAATATTCGAGATCTTCTTGAGTATTATTTTTTCTAATTACTGTTTTAGGATGCCCGAAAGCAGAGAAAGTGTTCTCAAAAGAAATTCTATTATCTTTTTTTGCTGCATCATAAACATCACTTACATAAGGGCCGTAATGATCAAAATACCATTTAATTTCAGTTAATTGTTCTCCTATTACCTGTGTTTTGTATAAATCCGCTAAATAAACCATTTTAGTGATTCTTGTTTTAGAAAGCTCATCAGGATAGGGATACTTATTAATAAAATACAATAATACATCACTTATTGTGTTATACATCAAGCCCCTCTCCTTTCTTTAATTAAATTTCTATCAATACTTTCTACTAGTAATTCTCCTAAACTAGCATATATTAGATTTTCCATATCATTTTTGCTACATTTAAAACCGGCATCTAACGATTCAAATACAATAATTGCTATTGATTCATCATCTTTATTGCTTAACGTTTTAAAATAATAGCTTCGACTTTTCATCGTTAATTCTCTTATTACTTTTTTCTCAAGATTGGAGTCCCTATGCATAAAATCTACATATGCTTTAGGATCCGTTTCGAAATCTGGTAAACTTTCAATGAAAAATTCTCCTTGTGTCCAAGCCTTATGGATATAGCCTTTATTTTTTGGATACTTAGATCTTCCGATTTTTTTTATCTCATTATTTTTTGAATATCTACCTAAGGGTATAAACTCCTCAGTTTTTTTATCAAATCTATAAATGGTAAGTCTATCACTAAAATCATGATTGAGTTCTTTAGCAATAAATTTAATTATTCTCTCAGGATAAGATTCAATAGAACTATTCAAATGCTCCAATTGAAACTCTAACCTTTCTTTTTGTTCACCATAATCTTTGATTATCTTCTCATATTCTTCAATATCTTGAACTTTATTAATATTTTGAAACCAACCTATTATAAATATTAGCCCTACAATAATTAACCAAAATAAACCCAAATCAATATCATAGAAATCTAACAAAGCTAAAAATAGTGGAATCAAAATTACTATAAAATTACCCCAGTTTGTTTTCCATTTTTTAAATACGATTGATATACTGTTAATTGTTTTTTTCGCCCAGTCTTTCATAGAGTCACTCACTTCCAAAGTTATTACAAACCAATTTTATATTGGTTCATATGTAAACATTCTATGAATAACCCTATTATTCCTTTTTTTTCATAACTTATTTTTGATAATTTCAAAATTGCGTTCGTTATAAATCTAATCTACCAAAATAAGATCTTCATACGTATAAGCCTTCCCACCCCGAATCAATGTGACATCATCTGTTATTTCTTTGAAGTCGATATATCGCTTCACAATTACATCCGCATACTTCGGATCCAACTCAATCAATCTCGCGATCCTATTCGTTTGTTCACAGGCCATCATCGTGGAGCCACTTCCACCGAAGGGATCCAAAACAATGCAGTTTGAAAGGCTGCTGTTTTGGATCGGATAGGCGCATAACGCTACCGGCTTCATCGTTGGATGCAGGTCACTTTTCGTTGGCCTGTCGAAATTCCACACGGTTCGTTGTTTTCGATCTCCATAAAACTTGTGACCGGCTGTTGGCTTCCAACCATAGAGAATCGGTTCATGGGTATATAAATAGTCGCAGCGGTTCAGGACCGGTGCGTTCTTCACCCAAATACACGTCTGATGAATAAAAAATCCGGCATCTTTCATCGCTGTTCTAAAGTTCACGGTCTCGCGATCGGCGTGGAACACATAGATACCCGCGCCGTCTTCCAAGTGCCCAAACATGTTCTGATATGCTTTCAACAGGAACGTGTAAAATTCTTGATCGCCCATGTTGTCATTTTGGATTTTTCCCGCGGAACCTTCGTAGTCCACGTTGTAAGGTAAGTCCGTGACGATCAAGTTCGCCTTCTCCCCAGCCATTAACGTTTCATAAGTCCCTGCTTCCGTGCTATCTCCGCAGATCAGTTTATGCCTGCCAAGCTGCCACACGTCACCGGGCTGGGTGATCGTCTCTTCCTGCAACGCCGCATCCACATCAAAGTCATCTTCATCGATGTCTTTATCATGAACTTCGTTAAAGAGCTGATCGATCTCCGGCGGATCAAAACCGGTGATGCCAATATCAATGTCCGTCGACTGTAAATCCTCAATCAGTTCAACCAAGAGATCCTTATTCCATTCACCACTGATCTTATTCAGGGCAATGTTCAGGGCTTTCTCTTTCGTTTTATCAATGTCGATGACGACACAGTCAATCTCGTCATAGCCGAGGGTTTTCAACACCGTCAGTCGCTGGTGCCCGCCAATCACGGTATGGTCCGCGTTCACAATCACCGGATCCACATAGCCAAACGTCTCAATGCTCGTTTTAATTTTTTCAAACTCCGGATCCCCAGGCTTCAGTTGTTTCCGCGGGTTATAGCCTGCTGGGATCAGTTCTTCAATCGCTAGTTTTTGAAAGTCCATCTGTATTCCCTCCAAATCGTGATTCGATATAACATTCATGTGAACAGTACTTCCGCTTCGCATTGCCGTACGTCGTGAAGGCCGTCTGACAATTGGGGCAAGTAAATGTGTAAGTGGCTTTTCGGGCTCTTTCCTCCGGGTGCTTGTCCCACCAGGCATGGCGGCAGGCATGTGAACAGAACTTCCGCATGCGCCCTTTTTCTTTCTGTTCAATCTTTTTGCTGCAGTTCTGGCAGCGCAGATGACGCTTCTTCTGTTCTTCGATGTTCAATGCGACGACTTCGGCATTTCCCGTCAGACCGTTCCTTCGACAATACATCCGAACGGCATCACGGGACTTTCCCAGCACCGTCGCAATCGCTTTATAGCCTGTTCCTTTCTGCCGCATCTCAAAAATCAACTGCTCTTCCTGCTCGGTCACTGGCCTTCACTCCTTTCTGCGGACACGTATCTCGCAAGATTGATCGTTCACAGTATTTCCATGGCTAATATGCCTCTATATCAAGGGTTTCATGGCCCCTTTGTTTTCTTATCCTGTTTGTCATCCCTCTATGCTTCAAGGATCTGGCCACTTTCTCTTCCGCAACTTTGCACCTTTTCGCAAAATGAAAACCCCTGAACCAAAGATGGCTCAAGGGCTCAGGGCTGAAATGACGCACTTTGACTCAACCCCCTCCAACGAATTACGCGAAAATTTGAGCGAAGGGGGCCGGCGGTCCCTTGGGGCGCAAGGGTTTGCGATTCACACCCCCCTACCCCGCCTGACCCCCCTGCCTTTTGACCTAGTAGACCGGACGTTGATCCTCCAACCGTGTTTTCCTGTCGTGACAAGGTTTACAGAGGGTCTGCCAGTTGTCCTCGTCCCAGAACAGGGACCTTTGCCCCCGGTGGGGTATTTTGTGGTCAACGACGGTCCCCGGCACCACCCGACCAGCCTGTTCACACCGGACACAGAGCGGGTGGCGGTTCAGGTAATGCTTCCGTGCCTTGCGCCACCGGCTGTCGTAACCACGGCTCGCAGCGCTCGGTCGCTCGGGGTTCGCCTTCGCATGCGTCTCGCAGTAGGCACCGTCGGAGACGTTCGGACAGTTCGGATGCTTGCAAGGGCTCTTCGGTCGCTTCGGCATTCGCTTCTCACCTCTCATTGGCGTTGGGCATAGAAAAAGGCCCTCAGCCAATTGGCGAAGGACCTGCATCAAGAATGGTGCGTGGCCGGAGAATCGAAACGATCTAACACCGGCTCATTCTACAACATATGGTGTTCTCGACTTTTCCATACCTCAACACCTACATCATATCGTAGATGGGGTGTGACATTCAATGACATTTAGTGACACCTTATTTTTCCAATCCGGGACATAGAAAAAGGAAGCACAGACACCGTCCATACTTCCACATCTACATCATATCCTAGATCGAGTGTGACATTCAATGACATTTAGTGACACCTTTATTTTCCAGCTCACGGATAGCCCGGCCATGGATCCGATGGACCGTGCGCTTATCATAGCTCATGATCTCCGCCACATCATCCCAACTACGCCCGTCCAAGTAACGCATCTCCAGGACCGGCTGATAGCTCAGGTTGTCTACCGTCTTCACGGCCCGGCGTATCTCCTGCTTCACTTCAATCAACCGGTCGATGTCGGCATTGATCTCTTCTCCCAGTGCCATCAGATCAACGAGGGAGGCTTCCATCCGGCTGTTCTCTCGAAGGCCGCCCTGAACCGGGTTGTCCTGGTAGGTGGTCGTCACCTTGAGCGCCAGCTCTTTCAACCGTCCTTGCTGTTCAACCTTGGACTGAATCAACCGGTCCAACCAGATCGCCTGTGATAAAAAGGTTTTCGTGTCCATCTCGTCCCTCCTCTACGCCGTCCCCTTCTTGTAAAAGCCTGCCGCAATCTGCCCTTTGAAGTACTTCTCGTCGATGGCATCGCGGTGCATAGGTTCCATCGCTTCAATGATCGCCAGGCTCTCCGCCCGCTCCTGCATCACCTGTTCTTCCGTTTTGCAAAAGCCACAACCCGAACCTTCGCAGCGGTTGATGTCTAGGATCCGACACTTGCCGCTCTTATACGCAAAGCACGTCTTCGCTCGTTCATCCATGGCTCACACCACCTTTCAACCACTCACACGTGGTGGTCAGGTGATAGATCGGTTTCCCTTTTGATCTGGCCATGCGAATGTCCTGCATCATCTCCTCTGAGATCGACTTCCCGAACACCCACACTTCATCGGCCTGGGCCATGAACGAACGGCGGATCCGCTTCAACATCAGCTCATCTTGATCATCCAAGGATTCTGAAAACGATCGAAAGTTGAGCCTTGGCAGAAGCGGCAGCTTATTCTTCTCGAGTGCAAAGCGGATGAACCGCTCCGCTCGGATGTCGTAGATCTCCTGCTCGGTCACGTCCTGACAGATGATATAGACCTGTCCTTTCAAAGGCGCCGGCTCTTTGTCGATGTTTTGAAAGGCCTCGTATGGTGTTGGATCATAACACCCGCTCTGATTGAATTTATTGATTTTCATGGGTTTTCTCCTCCTCGTATAATTGTAGTTCGGCTTTCACGGCATCAATGAACGCCGTCTGACTGACATCTTTTTTCTTGAGGGCTTTCATCACCCGTTCATCAAGGGTTCCTTTACCAATGAGATGATGAATCGCAACCGACTCCGTTTGACCTTGACGGTATAAGCGTGCGTTCGTTTGTTGGTAAAGTTCTAAACTCCAGGTAAGTCCGAACCAGATGAGTGTTGATCCGCCAAATTGAAGATTCAAACCATGTCCTGCGGAAGCGGGATGAATGAGTCCAACCTGGATTCGCCCTTCATTCCACTGTTGGATTGAGGCTGCGTTGGACAACACCGTGGCTTCAATCCAGGCTTGAATCCGATCTAAGTCGTGTTTAAACCAATACGCGATAAGGACTGGTTTGCCATTCGCCGCTTCGACCATATCCTCTAAGGCATCCAGTTTTCGTTCATGAATGGCAATGGGTTGCCCCTGGTCGTCATAGACGGCTCCGTTCGCCATCTGTAGAAGTTTACCCGACAGTGCCGCTGCGTTCGAGGCGGTAATGTCTTCCCCCTCAACGGTGATAATGAGGTCACGTTTGATCGCTTCGATCCTTGCCATCTCTTTCTCCGAGAGCTGCACGTGACGTTCATTGACAATCAAAGGTGGAAGCGACAAGTGATCACTGCCTTTCATGCTAATGGTAATGTCCTGTATCCGTTCATAAATCTGCTCTTCAGCGCCTGGTTTCAGCTTGTAGGTGAAAATCACTTGTTGATTCCGTTTATCGGGTTCAAAGAAGGCATCACGGTAATGGCTGATGAAACGTCCAAGCCGCTCTCCTTTATCCAACAGACGATACTCCGCCCAAAGGTCCATCAAGCCGTTCGATGAAGGCGTTCCCGTGAGCCCAACGATTCTCGTTACTTTTGAGCGGACCTTCATCATGCTTTTAAATCGTTTTGATTGATGAGACTTAAAGGAGGATAACTCATCGATCACGACCATATCAAAGTCAAACGGATACCCGCTTTTTTCAATCAGCCACGTGATATTCTCCCGGTTGATGATTGTAATCGGAGCGGAACGATGCAATGCCGCGAGCCGCTCCTCTGGATTCCCAATCGCTACTTCATACCGTAATGGCTCAAGGTGATCCCACTTATCCAGCTCTTCCGGCCAGACATCTCGCCCCACCCGCAGCGGAGCGACGACCAGTACTTTTCGAACGTGAAACGAATCAAGCAACAAATCAAACAATGCAGTGAGCGTAATGACGGTCTTCCCAAGCCCCATATCTAAGATGAGGCTTGCAATTCGCTGCTGGCAGATAAAATCAATGGCGTACTGCTGGTAATCATGTGCGGTGAATTTCATCTCTCGCCACCTCCTTGAATCGCAGTCAGGATCTCAGGGATCTGTTCAACGCCGTCTAAAACGAACGCCGAAAACCCGAGCGCCTCTAACTGTCGTTTTCGCTTTTCCTGTAAGGGTCGCAAACGCTTACCAGGCGCTTTCACTTCAACGAAGCCGATGCGACCACCTGGCATCAAGATCAACCGATCAGGGATCCCATCGAAACCGGGACTGACCAACTTCGGTGCCATGCCACCCGCTGTTCGAGTGGAAACAACCAACTGTTTCTCAATATCCTTTTCAGTCATTTTCTACCTCCTGAGTGACACAAGATACACAAGATCACAAGAATTCCCTATAATTACTTACGCGCGTGCACGCTCAGGTTCATCTCTCTCTTTTTATCAAAATCCATTTTGAATATAAGGGAAATTCTTGTGTTGTGTCGCATTCTTGTGAACACCTCGTGATTTCAGGTGATGATAGACATGGTAAGAAAAACCATCCAACACTCCTCACCTGTCTTTTTTTTACCTTCTGGGTGACACAAGATACACAAGATCACAAGCATTTCCCTATAATTACTTACGCGTGTGCACGCACAGGTCCATCTCTCTTTTTACTAAAAACCATTTTGAATATAAGGGGAAATCTTGTGTTGTGTCGCATTCTTGTGTTCACGGCTCCTGATAGTCATACAAGCGTTGCCTCCCATAAATCGGCAAACGTTTGATGGTGCTGGTGCGTTCCCACCCACTGATTTGGGCCATGAGTGCTGCAATTTGATAACTGTCGGTGGTCTTTAACTCGGAGAGGTTTCGTTGAAAGCACTCGCACCAGATTTCCGCGTTACTGACACTCGTTCGTTGAATCTTACCGTGGCGCGTTGCTTCGCCAAATTCGCTACCGCTCAGGTAATGGCGGCGGGCAAAGAGATCCATGTTCGCCCAGTCGGCTGGCAGAGGCACGTTCAAGTACTCTTCTACCATCCCGACACGCTCGTCTGCCTCCAACGCACCCTTCTGTGCTTGTTCCGCTGCTTCTAATACATCCCCTTCAAGGTACAGTTTTTCGCCGGCCTCCCAGATCGCTTTCGCTTCCGCCCAGAACTGTTGGCGGAATTCTTCTGTGAAATGCCAGGATTTTTTCTGCTTTTTCTGATGCAGTTTGATGATCCAAAAGCGGCGGTTCCCAGTGATGTCACGCAAGTAGCCGCGTTCACCGTTGACGGTTGCGATAATAATGCATTGCCTTGGGTGGCTCTCAACGACTCTTCCATAAGACGGGCGGTACTTATCATCAGAGGTGGAAAGGAACGCTTTCACTTTTTCAATATCGGCCTTTTTCATACCGGCAAGCTCCCCGATCTCCACGACCCAGAACCCCTGCAGCTTTTCAGCTCCTGACTTATCGTCCATGTCTGTCAGGCTTAAAGCTTCGGAATAGAAATCCGGTGTGACCAGGTCTTTTACAATCGTGCTTTTGCCGATTCCTTGATCCCCGTCAAGCACGGGCACGCTATCAAACTTCGTCCCTGGCTTATAGATGCGGGCAACGGCTGCGGCAAAGGTCTTTCTCGTAACCGCTCGTACATAGTCGGTATCATCCGCTTGAAGATAGGTAATGAAGAGATCTTCCACACGCTTTACACCATCCCATTCCGGCAAGTCATTCAAGTAATCCCTGATTGGATGAAACCGGCGATCATCCGCCACTTTCGTAAAAGCCACGTCATGGTTTCTGCTTGAGAATGACAGGTAGCGGATGTCCAATACCGACTTCAACTGAGCCGTATCCGCCTCTCGCCAAAACACATTTCCTTCGGGACGCTCCCAAGGAAGCGGGCCTGTGACCTGGATGCGATTGGCGAGCTCGTTGAATGCAAAATGAACAAAATTCGGATCGTGGTTTAAAATCAGATTCAGGTTATACACGCTGTTTTCCAGAGCATTGGTTCTCGGTTTATAGATCAGCCTCGTTTCCCAATCATCATCTTCATCTGAGAAATCGGCCTCCGCTTCGAGCCGCTTTTCATGCGCGGCAAAGACTTTCACCTCATCGATCTTCATAGCAAAATCGCACATATCCTGAAATGACTTCTTTTCGTTGTCATCACCGAAGCGATGCATCCGGACAATGTCAAAGGCATTACACAACCGAAGGTAGGCCGGATCCTTGGCATGGTGGCTATAGACAAACTTGCCATCCTCTTTGATTTCCACACCAGCCATGCTGCTGGACTCAATAAAGTGATAGCGGCTGTCATCGTCTGTTGGTTCGTAGACATCTGATAAGAACGCGTCCAGCGCTTTCGTAACGGGGAAGTAAACCCGATTAAATAGCCCAACCACACCCTCCTTTTCAAGTGGATCGAGTACCTTTTGATAGGTGACGGCGTTCGCTTTACTCTCGCGAGAAGAAGTCGGGAGCTGTGTTGGATCAGTCCATTCTGGGTGAGCGGCTAATAGCTGATCGGGGTCCAACCATGCCTTGTCCACTTCCTTATAAAGAAACGTGCCGTCCGCCGGCATACTCGGCCAGTACATGAGCTGATTGACCAGGTACGAACATTCATCGAACTGATCGATCCCTAACATCTGGGCGAGGTACCTTGAAACGGCTACGAATTCCTCCGGCGTCACATCACGGGTAAGAGGAAAGAGGATGCGTACCCTCGGCTGCTCGTCAGTGCTGCTGTGGGTGGCGTATAAAACAGATGAATAAGGCGCCTTTTCTTCATAAGTGTCAAGAAAATTGCTATCGATCCGGTCCCCATCCAACGCAATCATCGACCGTCGTTCCACCGTGTCCACTTTCCGGCGTCCACCCGTCAACACACCTGCGACGAAGCCACCATGATCTTTTGCATCGTCCTTTTGCGCCTTCGACATTTTGGCATACTCTTCAACGGATTCCGTCGTCCGGATCGGCTTCTTGAGTCGTTCCTTCAATTCTTCAAAGGTGATGGTTTTATTCACCCACTTCTTTGTCTGACGACTGTTTCCATATGCAATGGCTAATGTCCTCATAGACTCATCGCCTCGTCTTCGTCATGGGTTTGTTCAATAAGGGGAAGAATGCCGTCCTCTTTCAAAAGCCCATAAATAAAGAGGCGACCTTTTTGCGTCCAGTACGTATGGATCTTCGCACGCGGTTCTCCGCCAGTTCCTTTGAACGCATGCGTCCGGGTGGTTGTGTAGCCCAGGCTTGCGTATCTTTGGTACAAAAGCCAAGTCGACCCTTGTCGAAATTGAACGCCCCGCTCATGTAAATAGCGGTTCAGCCACTTGCCGGACTTCCCATAGTCTTTTGCGATGGTACTGATCGCAACGGCATCTTTACACGTGAGCACCACATCGTAATAGCTTGCCTTCGGTTGAAGCTCCGCGATCTGTTGGATTTGAATGCGGTTCTCTTCTTCAAGCCGCTGGTTATATGCGCGCGTTTCTTTCAACGCCTCCAGCGTTTTGATCAGGAAATCCGGGTTCTGCAGGAGCTCTTCCGTTGCATACAGGCCGTGTTGGCGAATCATTGGCAGTACATCGTGCGTGACCCAGCGCTTAAACGCCTTCAGCCGGTTTTCCCGATCCGTAACCTCTTCTGCCGTGAGCCCTCGTGCTTTCTTCGGTCTCATCGTAAACAACAGCGAATACAGTCCAGGTTCGTTAACAATCGCGACTTCCTGTGGGCCGCGAGGGGTGGTCATCTGCGTATACCCCTTTTCGTCGGCATCCAGATTTCGCATGGCTCGGTTGCGGTTCGTCTCGCCGAATACCTCGCAGACATCTTTCGCCACCCACCAGGTCTCCCCAGCCTTTTGCAGCGTTCGAACGGCATGCCCTTCAAAATGAAACAACTTCAACTCATTCATCGATATAACCTCCAGTTGATTTAGTAGGAGTCAAAAAAGGACCCCTCGTCTATAAGGGAAGGAAGAGGGAAAATCGAACCCCCTCTTGCTAATCTTTTTGATAAAACATACATGCATAACCCTCTGCTTTTAGATTCAGTCCGGAGGACCAGTCAGGTTGATCCGTCATAAGCGCACAGATGTCACTCACTGTTACGTGCTGTTTGGCCTCAACAACCACTTCGTCATGGACATGCATCACGATGGCGTATCCTTCTTGCTCGATCCGCTGCATGGCATGAGCCAACAAGTCCCGTGATACGGCCTGCACGATGTTTTCCACGAGTTTCGGCCCATACGTATCGATGCGTTCCCATTTTTTCGTGGCGCCGATCCCTTCAAAACAGAGCCCCTCACGACCGAAATCATTCAACACGATCGTTGGTTTCACGTAGGAGAGGTGGCGTCCTGATGGCAACCCCACCAATAGCAGCCCGCTTTGATACGTGAAAGAAATACCATGGGTCGACGTCGTCGTTCGCTGTTTCACAGCCTTTTGAGCTGCCTGGTCCACGGCCCACCAAAACTGCACGATCTTCGGATTCGCTTGTCGCCATGCCTGGACGAGTGGTTTGAGTTCCTCTTCTTCAACCCCCATATCCAGTGCACCCATAGCCCTTAATGCTCCAACGGACCCGCCGTAACCTAAGGCCAATTCCGAAATCTTCCCTTTTTGTCGAAGCGGACTCCCTTTATCGATCTCTTCAAGGGGTACGTTAAACATTTGGGACGCAGAGGCTTCGTAAATCTTCCCGTGCGTCGCAAAGACCTCATTGCGCCATGCTTCACCAGCCAACCAGGCAATGACACGTGCTTCAATGGCACTGAAGTCGGCCACAATGAACTGGTGGTGTTCTTTTGGGATGAACGCCGTCCGAATGAGTTCGGAGAGAAGGTCCGGTACCGATGGATAGAGCATATCTAACGCCTCCAAGTTACTCGCACGAACCAGGTCTCTCGCCTCTTTCAAATCGGGTACGTGATTTTGAGGGAGGTTCTGTACTTGAATCAGCCGCCCGGCATATCGCCCCGACCTATTGGCGCCATAAAATTGGATCAGCCCTCTGGCTCGGTCGTCCTTGCCTGCGACTTGCTTCATTGCGGTATATTTCTTCACGCTCGACTTCGCGAGTTTTTGCCGGATCGTCAAGACCTCCGCCACGTCTCCTTGTGCAGATTTTAAGAGTTCATGCACTGCCGCTTTATCCAAGGCACCGGTTTCTACCCCTTGTTCTGCTAGCCAGTCCTTCATCTGCATGACGGAATTCGGGTTTTCCAATTTCGTTAATGTCCTCAGCCGATTCATGAGTGCCTCCCTGGTCGCGGTATCGCAAGCGATCGCAGCTTCCACGAACACGGGATCTAAGAGAATCCCGCGATCATTGATGATTTGATCCAACACGTAATGTCCCCATTCTTGCTCCGGCACAGGGTAGCGGCTAATCTTGTCTTGGATCGCCTGCTCCGTTTCAACGTCCCGCTGGTTATAGCGTTTAAAGGCAACCCATTTCTCAGGATCATGATGGGGAAAGTTCCGTTCCCGGCCCCCGTTCACTTGGGTTGGTTTACACGGCTTACAGAAATACCGGATCAGATCTTTCCCTTCTTGGAGCTTCTTCTTATCGGCGCCTGTGACAATGGCCGCCCCTTCAAGGGATAACGGTAAACCCAGATAAGCCGACCAGACCATGGAACAGCGCCAGGATGTGGGGTGGATCGGGGTATTCAAATAGCGTGATAAACACGTTCGTTCAAACTGCGCATTAAAGGCCCACTTGATGACGCCGTCATCCGTTAGCGCCTGCCTCACAACGTCTGGGATCGTTTCACCTTGTGCAAGATCCACGACGTGCACGGGACCGGCATCCACACTGTAGGCGAATAACAAAATATCAAAATCAGGTGCTTCCGCATAGCGGTAGACCCCGCTTTTCGCGAGGTCTGTACGGCTATACGATTCGATGTCAATGTTCAAAGTTTTCATGATAAGAAATCATCCGTTGGGACGCTGGAGAAATCCGATGCAGCGCTGGCTTTGCCACCGAGCGGTTCTCCGTCTTTGATTTTTTGAATGTTGCCAAGCCCGCACGCAATACCTTTATTCTGAGAAGCGAACGGGTAGAAATTCACGCTCACGCGGGCATAAACGCCGGAGTAAACATCAGACCGATTCAAGATCGGGGCGACGCTTTGATCAACAATCTGTGGTGGTGATACACTGTTCGCATTCACGAAATAGCTGTCCGCATAGGCGTCATCGCCTGGCCGGTCAATGTCACCGTCTCGAAGAGGCAACTTGAGTGCCTGTTTATTTGGAAACGACCGTCCATGTTTCTTCTTGCCTTCTTCGATCGCCGCATCAACTGCTCTCTCAATGGCTTCGATAGTCTTTGTATCCGATTTGGGGATGATCAAGCTCACGCTGTACTTTTCCGCGCCACCGTTAATGGATTTCGGCTCCCACACATTCGCATAAGAGAGTCGCACGATATCTGTAATCACCTTGGTATTCGTTACGTTATTCATCATCTTTTCATTCCTCCATAAAGTCAGATTTCGCTGTCCCGATCAGCGATTCCGGTCGTTCATCGGAAACAGGGACGAGCGTTGGTTTGGTTGTCGACCGGGTCAAATGAGGCCCGACCAGATCTTGAAAGGCTGTTCTTCCAAGTTTCTTCTCGAGCTTTGTCAACGGGAGTAGCGACTGCTTATACACGTCTTCATGGCCAGCTTCATGAAGGGCTCTCGCCACCGCCTGTTCGTCGCGGTACTTCCGCTGGCTTTTGCCGGCGACCAGTTTGAAACCAGGCCATTGTTTTCCTTGATTGATTGACGCGTTGATCGCATACGTTTTCACCTTTTGACCCCAAGAGGCCAAGTCTTCGATGCGTTTTAGGACATCTGCGATTTCTTCATCCGTGAGCAGGTTCGGATTCACAAACTCATAAGAAGCAAGTGCCAATTTTTCTTCAGCTTTAGCTCGGCATCGGACTTGCGCCCGGCAGAACTGGCACCACTCACCAGAGCAGAACGGGCCTTTGCCTTGAAAGGCAAGCGCTGCTTTCGGTTTTAATTCTTCATCTGCCCACTGATATAAAGCTTCGGTGCTGCAGTGAAAGGTACTGATATGGTGACGCCTCGGTTGATAGATGGTCATCATCACATTCGCTACATCATAAAGGTGATCAGCGATTGCCAGTGCGCCCAAGGCGTATAATTTCATTTGCGGATTCTCTTCCGCTTCAACGATCACGTTTTGACCATATTTAAAATCGATCACATGAAGCGTGCCGTCAGCGATGATGACGCAGTCACCTGTGCCGAATCCTTCAGGCACATAATGAGAGAAGTTCAACCGCTGCTCGATTAAAATCATCGGATCCCGGCACGCCTCTTGTACTTCGGCGATCACGTCCAACACATATTGAACATAACCATCAGTGAACTGTTCCAACTCTTCCGAATCGTAGACGGAAGTGGGGCGCTCCGAAGGGATCTTTAAGGCTGATCGGATCTTGTGCTCCGCCAGTTCATGAGCAGCTGTCCCTTCTTTCGCGGCCTCCCCACTTGTGTCTTCAAATGCCTGTTCAAGTCGGGCAGATGGCGTGCAGTATAGCCACCGGTGGGACGAAGAAGCCGAAACGACCGCATGCGTCCCCATCAGAGCGCCTCCGCTTCTTGTAAAAGATCCGCGTAATGTTCAGGATCTACCTCACTGAGTTTCGAAGCACCGTAAGCTTCTAAAAGCCCTCGTACTTCAGCCGTTAAACCGGCATGGCTTTTCTTCGCGAGAACCGCTCGCACCTCTTCCAACGTGATCGCGGGCGCTGGCTTCGGGGCCGCTTTTGGGGCTGATTCTTTACCTGTCGCTTCGAACACCGCAGCCAGTTCTTCCAAAGTCGATGCCAAGTCCCGGCTTTTTCTTGCGACGTCTTGCAATAAATCCACTCTACTCATTCGGCTTTCCTCCTTTGGTCAACTCTGTGATTTCCACCGTCGATACACTGTCTCCAGGCGTGATCAAAAGCAATTTCCTTTCACCGCCCAAGAGCCACTTGAGTAACCTGCTTCGCACTCGTTTTTCTTCCGACCGGATCACAGCCTCCGAGTGCTTGTCTGGGCCTGTGACGTTGATCGTCACTTTGTGTTTGTTCATCGTTCTCGCCTCCTTTATGGAAGGCCGTTTGTCGGCCCTCTACCTATAAGGGAAGAAAACGGAGGAATCGAACCCCCTATTCCATCTTTTTTCGAAGACGTTTATGAATTCTCCCCAACTTCCCCCGGATCGCTGCTTCCGTCACACCTTCTTCCGCCGCAATATCAACGTTCGATCGGTCGTCAACGTATTTTTTTTTGATCAGGGCTTGTTGTTGGGATTCGAGGTCCTCGATTGCTTCGAGCATGTTCTGTATCTTCCGTTCGCCTTCATCCTCTTGTTCACGCTGAGTAATCACTCGCTCTGGATTGTACCTATCATCCCGAAGCATCGGATTGTGATCGATGGCCGGGCTGATATCCTCGAGGTAACCATCCAACTTATAAATGTTTCGGTCGTGGGCTCTTACACCCTCGTCATCGTCTTCGTGGAGCAAAGCAATGTCCATTTCCGTCACGCCGTTTTCTCCTGGCTGCATCTCGATCCTCTGTCCCGTAACGGATCGGTACACGTACGTGGTGCGATTTCGCTTCCCAGTCTTGTAAACTTTTTTCATAGAAAAAACCCTTTCCTCGAGTGAGAAAAGGGCATACGTATCCGCCAAAAAACTCACCGTTTTTTTTTTTGCAAAAAAACGATAGTTTTTGACAAGATCCGTGAAGGTGATAGAAACCAACTTCAAGTATTTTTGGTATTATTATCTTTTTAACAGATTAATTAAAAAGGATAACGGATAAACTTATTTCATCCTCAAGGAGAAACTTCAAACCATATTGCATCTCTCTTTCAAGAATTTTTTTACATTGGATGATTTTGTGAATGTTCATTTATTCATCACCTCCAGTAGTATTGTTGAGCTGGATCTTACTGCTCTGTTATCATGATATTCGAAAATTGCAGGATTGGGATCTTCTTGAAAAGTCGTATTTTATAAGTCTGAATCGCATTAAATATTAAAACATTAATTTTTTTAACTCTTTTATCACACATCGGATATGGAATTGTATTATTTTTATTAAAATTATTCGTTATACCCTTTGCGTTAATAAAGTTTTGCAATTAAAACAAATTAAAGACCTAGACATATGTTGTCTAGGTCTTTAGATTTATTTAATTCTTTTTATGAAAACACATTAAGTATGTAGATGTTTTTGTTTTATTAACGGCTTGAAAAGTCAGTTTAGCTTAAAGCCTTTTTCATTTAAATACGATTTTGAGTCAATCACTGTATCAAAGTAGTGTGAGGTAAGTAACATGAAATACACGCTGTGGTTTTCAGAATTTTTAAACTTCATTCCCAGTTTCTCCGCTAAATCAAGGCTAAGCCTTCCTGGTAATTGAAGTGCCACACAAATGTCAATTATTGTTTTTTCTTGATTTATTCGTTCGTCACTATTTCTCATTCTGCTTATTGTCTGAGTGCTGACATTCACTATCTTCGCCATTTTAAGATTACTTATGCCTTTGTTTTTCATGTGCAAATCTAAAGTCTTTGCACCTGAGTTTGGAAGACTGTTTAAAATATCTGCAATTCTCTTTTGTAATTCCTTTCCTTCAGCATGTGCTTGAAGAAAAACTTTCTTGTTCACCCCTTCTGAAGTATATTGTAAAGAATCGATGTTTGTATTATTTGCTATGTTCTTCATTTTATTTACATCATCTATCGAGAAATATCCAATTATTTCATCGTTCGCGTTGTTATCAATGACCTCTTTTTCTGTAAAATGCAAAACCCCAGTATCAATATTCTTCAAGGCGAATTCCGTTAGCCTCATTTCCCCGTTATTATCGCTTTCAATAAACTTGCCATCATTTCTGATGAAGTACCCATCCACATATAAGAAATATCCCGAATATAAAGTTCTTTTAAAATCACGATTCGTCCTCAGCAATGCAACAGCTTCTTTCATAGTTACCCTTCTTTGTTTTGACAGCTTACTAATGGTATCTCCAATATGCTTATAAGCTTTCATAACACACCCCTTATTTTTTATATGGATAGGAAACTCCAAATTAGTTCAATATTCATACTTAATAAAATACTCAAATAGCAAATGTGATATTTATAATAAGCCTTTAACTGAGCTTTTATTTCATATCCACTCTGATTTTTTTACACTTTCGTGATCAACCCGCTTTTTCAATCTCCTTCAACGTCTTTCCCTCTGCATTCTTCCAACTATCCGGCCCACTTGTAATCCCACCCACAACAAAAGCAGCCGCATATGTGGGACTTGAGCAGAGCACATTTTCCTGTAATAGTCCGTCATTGTCGACCTTAGCATTCTCCCTCCACCTTTTCACAGCTGGGGGAAGACTGTTAGAGTCTATCATTTCAATTCTGCTTCCTTTTAATACAACGAACCCTTCATTGGTCTGTTCACATTTTGCATCAACTTCGGTATTACTTTTTCGTGTATTACGCTTCAGATAAAAGATCGGATTGGTTGTCTCTTCAGACGTATCCGAGGTTTCACACTTTGTAGTCAATTCTTCAAAAAGCTTATGCCCCATGGCTCCCATAATGATACGGGCATTATCAATGAACTCTTCCATCTCGGTCTGCTTTTCCTCCGTAATATTACCGAGATTTGGTTCGTTGCCGTTCTTCACGATATACCGGTTTGCTTGTTTGGCTACATCACAGAACCGACTCTCCAAATAACTGATTTCCGTTGGTCCGAAGGAATTGTTTGATGTTGTAAACAAGACTGCTTCTGTCCAGTAACCTTTATCGACATCACGTTTATGTTCTTTGAGACGATTTAATATGCCTTCGCCGTTCTTTCGCACCCCGGCCTGGCCGATATAGACAACGCTCTCTCCCGTTTCTTCATCCGCTCCAAAGAGGAAATACACCCCGGTTTGGTGCAATTCCTCTCGATTCTGGCTTTCTTCAATGGTCTTTCTGGGGATACGATACGCCAATCCAGTCCAGTTCGCTAACGTACATTTCATGCGTCCGTTCGGATTGCCGTCAATCAAAAACAGATTAATGCTCTTACCTCGTTGAACCAT